GATTGGGACTACATGCGTTCTCGTTTGCGTAGCACAGCAACTGATTTGCCCACTTACATGAGAGCAACAACAAACCCCGGTGGTCCGGGGCATTCTTGGGTCAAGAAAATGTTTATTGATCCAGCACCTCCGGGCAATTCGTTTTACGCAACAGACGTTGAAAGCGGCAAGATTTTATGTTACCCTTCGGGGCATTCCAAAGCTGGTGAACCACTTTTTAAGCGCAGATTTATACCTGCAATGCTAAAAGATAATCCCCACTTGTACGAGCAGGGCGATTATGAGGCAATGCTTTTATCACTTCCTGAACACCAACGTAAACAGTTATTAGAGGGTAATTGGGATGTTGCTGAAGGTGCGGCGTTTCCTGAGTTTAACAGACAAGTTCACGTTGTTGATGCTTTTGATATACCTCGTAATTGGGTTAAGTTCCGTGCCTGCGATTACGGTTATGGTTCTTACTCTGCTGTCGTTTGGTTTGCTGTATCACCTAGCGAACAGCTTTATGTATATCGTGAGTTATACGTTAGTAAAGTTCTGGCAACTGATCTTGCAGATATGGTCATGGAGCTTGAACAGGGTGATGGTAATATTAAATACGGAGTACTAGATAGCTCCTGTTGGCATAAGCGGGGTGACACGGGACCATCTCTAGCAGAACAGATGATTCAGAAAGGGTGCCGATGGAGACCGTCTGATAGATCTGCAGGTTCCCGCGTTTCAGGTAAAAATGAATTACATCGTAGATTGCAAACGGATGAGTTCACTGGAGAGCCTAGAATACAGTTTTTTAATACCTGTACAAACATAATCGCTCAGATACCAACTCTACCTCTAGACAAAAGAAATCCAGAGGATATTAATACTAAATCAGAAGATCATCTATACGATGCATTGCGCTACGGTATTATGAGCAGGCCAAGATTTTCAATATGGGATTACGATCCTGCTCATCAAAAACCGTCTAGCTTTATTCCAGCAGACATTAAATTTGGATATTAATTATGGAAGAAGATGATATCTTTGACGGCTTAAAAGAAGACGTTCAAATTGCACTAAGTGATGTAGAAGAACCTAGCGAAGAGCCTAGTGAACTTAAAAGTCTCATCGATTATGTGATGGAAAGACAACAAAAAGCCGAAGATACTCGTCGTCAGGATGAAGAGCGTTGGCTACAGTCGTATCGTAATTATCGTGGCATTTATGGACCAGATGTACAGTTTACTGAAGCTGAAAAGTCTCGTGTATTCATTAAAGTAACAAAGACAAAAACTTTGGCGGCGTATGGTCAAATTGTTGATGTACTATTTGCCAATCAAAAGTTTCCTATTTCTATCGAACCAACAACTTTGCCTGAAGGGGTAACTGAGGCAGTTCATTTTGATATGCAACCCAAGCCTGCAGGAGGAAGCCCAGTTCAAGGAGGATCTATCTACGGATTTGAAGGGGATGGTCGTGATTTTCCTCCGGGGGCTACTGCCGATACTCTTCGTGAAATAAATCTTGGTCCACTTACAGACAAGCTATCTGAGGTAGAAGGATTAGTTGAAGGGCAAGGTTTAACAGCCACTCAAATAACTTTCGAGCCTGCGATGATCGCGGCAAAAAAGATGGAAAAGAAAATTATGGATCAGTTAGAGGAAGCACACGCCTCTAAGCAACTTCGATCCACAGCATTTGAGATGGCTCTTTTTGGAACTGGAATTATGAAAGGTCCATTTGCAGTGGACAGAGAGTATCCAAATTGGGACGAAGAAGGGGAATACAATCCATCAATTAAAACGATTCCCTCAACTTCACATGTTTCTGTGTGGGATTTTTATCCAGATCCAGATGCATCTAATATGGATGAAACACAATACGTTGTAGAAAGACATAAAATGTCTCGCGCACAAATTCGTGCATTAAAGAAACGCCCATTTTTTCGCGCTCAAGTTATTGATGATGTCATCCAGATGGGTGAAGGATATATTAAAAAGTATTGGGAAGATGATCTGCGCGACTACACAACAGAATACGACATTGAGCGTTTTGAAGTGTTTGAGTATTGGGGCACAGTAGATCGTGAAGTACTAGAGACTGCTAACATTGACATCGGTGAAGACTTTTCTGACGCAGATGAAATACAAGCAAATATTTGGTATTGCAATGATCGTATTCTACGAGCCGTGATGAATCCGTTTAAGCCTGCCCGCATACCATACTATGCAGTTCCGTATGAGTTAAATCCATACTCATTTTTTGGTGTAGGTATCGCAGAAAACATGGACGATACACAAACACTGATGAACGGTTTTATGCGTATGGCAGTGGACAATGCTGTCTTGTCTGGTAATTTGCTCATGGAAATTGATGAGACTAACTTAGTACCGGGGCAAGATCTCTCAGTGTATCCGGGTAAGGTATTCCGCCGTCAGGGTGGTGCACCGGGTCAAGCTATCTTTGGAACAAAGTTTCCAAATGTATCTAATGAGAATATGCAATTGTTTGATAAAGCTCGCGTACTCGCGGATGAGTCAACAGGCTTCCCCTCATTTGCACATGGACAGACAGGTGTTGCAGGCGTAGGCCGTACAGCATCTGGTATTTCCATGCTGATGAATGCGGCGGCTGGTGGCATCAAGACTGTAATCAAGAATGTTGATGACTATTTGTTAGCACCATTAGGAAAAGCAATGTTTGCATTTAATATGCAGTTTGACTTTGACCCAGATACTAAAGGAGATTTAGAAGTAAAAGCACGTGGTACTGAATCACTAATGGCTAACGAAGTACGTAGCCAACGCTTGATGCAGTTCATGCAGGTTGCTTCTAATCCAACATTAGCACCGTTTGCCAAGTTTCCGTATATTGTACGTGAAATTGCTAAGTCTATGGATCTTGATCCAGACAAGGTAACTAACAGCTTTGAGGAAGCCGCTTTACAGCAAAAACTCATGCAACAGAATGCTCCTCCACCAGCACCTGCTCAGCAAGCCGGTGGACCACCTCCAGTGCAAGATACATCAGGTGGTGGCGCAAGCAACATCGGTGTAGGACAAGTTCCAGTGCCGGGAGAACAAGGATTTACTGGTAATGATCAACAACCAGCAGGACAATCACCGACAGAAGGCGGTGAGCAAGCTCAAGTCCCTCTGCAATAATACAAAGCAATGGGATGCGTTTTGTGAATATTTGGACATCCTAGTGTCTGAACATCACAGAAATTTAGAACAATCGGACAACATAGTATCCATTCATCAAGCGCAAGGTGCAGTTAAAGCACTGCGCTCACTTAAATACTTACGAGACGAGGCTTTATCGGATGCGTAAATCAGCAGGATTAATGACTGAGTTTAAAACAGAAGCAGGTCGTCCTATTTATATTTCAGATGATGGTGAGATTGTTTCTGAAAAGTCTGTGACAATCAATATGGGCAACAAGTTTGTTAACGTGCCTTCTATACATGACGGCATACAATATTCAGAAGATGAACTTGCGGAAATGATTCAAAACAAAGAAATCAAACCAACAAGTACACATAAAACTGAAAAGCTTGCAGTAAAAGCCGCAGAAAAACGTAGTCCATCTTTGATGTCGGAAGACACAGCCCGTGCTGTTGAGGATAAGTATAAAGAAGAAATAATTAAAAAAAGATCGACATTTGAAGCAGAAGAAAAAGCCGCAGAGTTAATTACTCCAGAAGGTAAAGCCAGAAAGCAAATGGACATTCTTTTAGAGATTGAAGAAGATCCTTTTAATGATATGATTCCCGGCGATAAAGATAAAAAAATACAATTTTATTTGGACAGTTTATCTGATCAAGAAAAAGAATTAATTAAAAAAGTTTTGGAAATGCCCAAAACAAAAATTAAATCGGTAGACGCAGATGATTACGCGGCCAATTTACAGAAAAAACGAGTTGGGGATATGAACGAGAAAATGTTGTCATTTGCAGAAGGTGGACTAAAAGATGAAGGAGGAACAGTTGACCCAGTATCTGGAAATAAAGTCCCTTCAGGATCTACTCAAAAAGAAGTCAGAGATGATATTCCTGCACAACTTAGTGAAGGTGAATTTGTATTTCCTGCTGATGTCGTACGTTATATCGGTTTAGAAAATCTGATGGAGCTTCGACAAAAAGCTAAAGTTGGTCTTGCTAGGATGGAAAATATGGGCCAGATGGGAAACTCTGAAGAGGCAATTATAGACGATTCAGGAGAGTACAATGACGAGATTGACCAACTAATTGATAATCTCGATCCTAATGATCCAGAGTCTATGGAGTTTCAAACTGGCGGGGCAGTTTTACCTAATTATTTAGGAACAACACCCCCACAACAACAATTCTCTTACGG